GAATGTGAGGAAGCTCCTGGCCACCCAGTCGGGTCGTCACAAGCTCGCGGTGGTGAAGGTGAATGAAGATGCCTGACATCACGATTTCCGGCCCGAAGTCCGAGATCATCATCAGGACTACGAGGGGCGATGCCGTCGAGGAAGTGGTTTTCAGCGATGTGGTGGGGATCAACATCGCCCAGCATCGGCATGTGTCCAAGAGGATGACCGTGGGTTCCGATGAGATACAGGAGTTGATCCCTTCCAAGCAGACCTTTCTGGTCATCTCTGGGATATCGTCCTCGGATGCGGATTAATTCGCCTATCAGGTGAGCCTGGTAGGAGGACTTCGTGTACTACCAGCTAAGTGCAGCCCTTAAAAGACGCCTCATCAAAGAGCTACGGCATTACTGGGAATACCACCCCAAGTACACTGACCTCGTGGCCAACATCCAGGGCAAGTACTCCTTCCAGGAGCGCCCCCAGCACGGGATGGTCGTCCGGGTCGGAGGGGCCAGCCAGTTCACTCTATCCCCGGACAACTACATCGGGGTCGTGGTCAGCTACACCCATCTGGCGAAGGTCAAGAACTTTCCCGGCACCGCAATCGAGTGGGTCAAGGAAGATGCCGTAGCCATCCAGAACAATGGTGGCAACTTCCCTTCCCGGCCTGGTGTGTACTTCATCGAGCTGACCGAGGATGAGGAGTTCTACGTTGACCCTCTCCTGGATGTGGTCAACGAGCATGTGACCGAGGTGGATCCCACCACCTTCCAACTTCAGCACGCCCAGTTGGATGGCACCCTTCGTCTGTTCGAGATGGATGCCGGGTATCAACTCTATGAACCCGAAGCCTATACGGCTACACGGGACGCCCAGGGGAAGCCCACTGGGGAGATCATCCTCAATCGTCCGATGACACGGGGGAGATATCTGGCGGCGGACTACCGGCATGTGATGCCTTCGACAGGCCCCCACAAGCTCTATCCGTTCTACGCCAACAACCACGTCATCCCTGGGGTGGTTCTGGCCTTCGGGAATCGGAACAAGAAGGGTGACCGGATGGCCATCGTGGTCGAACAACTCCGACAACCCTCGGCTCTGGAATACGGTGGGCGCTGGGACGTGAGCTTCGACATCGAGATCATGAGCCGGGACGTTGACGCCCAGGAGGAGATCACTGACCAGACCATGATCTATCTCTTCGGAATCCTTCGGTCTTATCTGTCCTCCGAGGGCATCGAGATGCTCGACCTCTCGATGGGGGGTGAGGCCGAGGAGGTGTATGACGAGAACGGCGACGACTACTTTTACACGGCATCGTTGGCGTTGACCTTGCAGGCGGACTGGTCAGTCCATCTGCCTTTGAGCGTGTTCCTGCGCTCCGCCACCCCGCTGACCCTGGCCGAAGCCCAGGCTATGTCTGGGTTGCCTGATGAGGTTGTGGCGCAGGTGCAGTCCAACATCAAGCTGTTGGAGGATCTTGGCCTCGAAGTCATCAGTGACCCGTTCTTTGGGGGTCGGGGCTACTCCTACGAGACTCTCAAGTGAGGTTCTAGATGCCGACCTATGAGTACCAGTGTCAGCATTGTGGTCTGCGATTCGAGGCCAAGGCTTCGATGAAGGGCCACATGAATCCCATCAAGTGCCAGGACTGTGGTGAGGAGGCTCCCCGGCATCTTCCTGATGGAGTGACCGGTGTGTTCAATCAGGAGACGGACGGCCTCCCCAAGCCCCAGAATACCGGGGTATCCCAGATTGATGTGGTAGCTGACCGGGCCATTGGAGCTTCGGCCAAGAAGGGCTGGGCGCATGTTCGGGACAGGGTTGCTCGGAAGCGGTCTATTTTGCGTGACAACCCGCATGTCGAGCCGGAAGACCTTTCTCGGACTCCTGATGGGGACTACAAGATTCTCTCTCCAGAGGAGAGGGGAGTCCATGAAAGGGCAAATGCCATCAACAGCAAGGCGATGACGACACTTCGGTCACTTCGGGAGAAAGAATCAGACTCCGCCTGAGCCTTTCCTGCCCCTATTGCCTCGATAATGAGTTGATAAGTTCCTTGTATCAGAGAAACCGAGCCTCCGGGCTGGCAAGATGTGGATGGACAGATAGTACGACAGACCTCTTGAGCTTCTCTCTTCCGCCCTTCTCGGGCTGGTCAGATGTAGACGGACTGACGGACCAATAGACAGGGACGTTGAGCTGCAACCGACCCGAGAGGTGGAAAAAATGGCTTTCCCCGGCGCAAACTACGCACCCCCTGGCGTGTACACCAGGACCCTGTTCGAGAGCCCCTTGGCGGGGGCTATCGACGCACTGAAGATCCCGGTCTTCATTGGCGAGGGCAACGAGAGTCTGTTCCAGCAGGACTTGGAGGTCGTTCGCGGCTCGTCCTCGTCCGTGGATCAGCGTATCCCCAGTGAGGACGAGACGGGTCGCTCCGTCGTCAGCGTCTCCGCCACGGGTGTCGTCACCCGAGGGGACTTCAACGGAACCAGGGACAAGTTCCAGGTGCGGAACTTCCCCATCGTGTCCGGTGACGGCACCGGCACCACGACCAACAACCGCACGGACGTGGCGGTCACCATCAATGGTCAGCCCATGGTGGTTCTGGGTGTCACGGGAGCGACGGGCATCGTCCAGATTGCCCAGCCGCCCAAGGATGGCGACGAGGTACGTTGCACGTACTTCTACAACCGGACTGACACCCTGACCACGGACGACTTGAGCGACCAGGTCGACCCCGACAATGCGGTCGTTCGGGGCCAGACGGGCATCATGGATGCTGACGCTCCTGGTAGCATCGGCGGGTCTGAGGTGCTGGATCTTCACGGTGACATCCTCAACGCCCAGGGTGTCGTGACCGTGGAGAACAACAACACCCTCGTGCTGATCGTGGATAGCGTCGAGGTCACCATCGTCATCCCGCCCCGGACCAACTACACGATGGCCCAGGTCGCGGCAGCGATCACGGCGGCGAACGTCGCGACCCTGACTGGTGGCTCCTTCTCGAACAACTACGGGCAGTCGGCCCTCCAGCTCAACGCGGATCACAGCATCGTCATCAAGAATGGCACTGCCAATGGGCCGCTGGGTCTCGTGTCGGGCTTGGCTGATAACCGCGTGGCGACCTTCTACACCTTCCAGGGCCCCATCGTGGACGGTTCCAACGGTGGTATCACCACGACGGATCCCTCCCACGTCACCGTCAAGGTGGACGGCACCCAGGTCATCCCCACGGCGGTGAATGGTGCGAGCCGGGCCGTGACTTTGGCGGTGGCTCCCAAGGCGGGTTCGACCGTCAGCATCACCTACTACTTCAACACCTGGCAGGACACCTTCGACTACCTGGCGCACATCGGCGTCACCAGTGTCCAGCGGTGTGGCCCGGCTCCGGGAAGCTCCGCCTACGTCCAGGAGGCCGACTTCATCCTCAAGGATGACAAGATCCTCTGGGGAACGGCTGACACCATCGAGTCCGGCATTAACACGCAGGGCTCCGCGTTCTTCGATGACACCCAGATCACGGGGACGCTGATCGACAACCGGACCTACATGACCGACTGCACGCCGGTCGTGACCAGCAGCGGTGGTGTTGCGACGGACAGCCGGACTCGGTTCCTCCTGCCCTTCAGTCCCACACTGGGCAACGGGCGTGACACCCCGCTGGGTCAGAGCCTCTTCCAGACCGTGAGCAACAACCGCATCGACCTGCCGACCAATCGGCCCGATGTGGTCTGGGCCTACTGGGGCTTCAGCCCGCAGGACGCCCTGGAGCGTGGCCGGGTCGATGTCCTCAAGGTCGAGGGCAACGTCATCACTCTGGCCAGTGCTGTGGCCCCAGGCGCGACCGTTTACGCTACGCAGTACTACAACCTGCTGACGGACAACGAGTTCACCCTGATGTGTCAGGTTGCTGGTGTGTCCGGCACCGGCACCTACAACATCCTGGACAAGGGCAACAACGATGTCTTTGGGCCGATCTTCAGCACCGGCTCGAAGGGTGTCTCCCTCAATGGCGTGACCATCGAGTTCCCGAGCGGCTCCGAGCTTTCGCCAGACCTTCGCTTCGAGGCCGGGTCGGGCAGCAGCTTCAACGGCCCCATCGAGGAGATCGTCACGGTCGAGTTCGCCAGCCGCGTCGCGACCCCGGCGAAGTACTCGGTTCCGGGCGGTGGGCCCTACGAGTTCATTTCGGGTCACTCTGACCGGCTCCGTGTCCTGGTTCACGGCAACGACGTGACCACCAGTGCGGGCCTCGACCTCGACAACCCCTCGGAGGCTCACGATGGTGGCTTCTTCGGCTCCCTCGTCGGTGACGAGGTGGTGTACACGGGTGGCACCGTCGCGGTGGCGGGCCAGGCCTACGACATCACCGCTTCCGAGCAGATGTACTTCGGTATCGACGGCGCGGATGTGGACGCCAAGACTTCCGCGAACGTGACCAACGTGACCGTGGGCTACTTCGCCTCGGTCATCAACGAGGCCGCGAGCGGTCACCAGAGCACGGCGGCAGGCGGCGGCGCTGCCACCATCACCCTCGACCCGCTCACTCGCTCCAACGTGGACGACTACTACGTCAATTACCGCGTGGTCATCGGCAATGGTGCGGCGGCAGCCACGGCGGGTCAGTATCTCACCGTGACGGGCTACGATGGCACCACGGGTGACGCCACGGTGGCGTCGAACTGGGCCGGTGCCGCTGTCCAGGCCGGAGACCCCTACTACATCTTCAAGCCGGACGCCCGGAGCGCCATGCCGGGTGCAACGGTCTTCGACGCCCCGACGACCATCGTTGGGGGTGCCTTCGACAGCTTCAGGCTCTCCTACACGGGTGACGTGTCCGGTGTCCTGCCGCTGAACATCCTCCTGACTCCGGGAACCTACAGCACCAGCATCGCACTGGCTGCCGAGATTCAGGCCCAGCTCGACCTGGTTGCGACTCCGGCCAACCACGAAGGCCTGCGGGTCGAGTGCGTGGCCAACTCCTCGGCCCAGATGGAGCTTCGGCTCCAGCTTCCGGGCGTGGATTCCTCGGGCTTCATCCAGGTCATCAACGCGGCAACGGCTGCGGCAGACTTCGCGGTCATGGCAGGCTTCGACTCTGGCCCCACCGTGGGTGACGGCCAGGCGGCTCTGCTCCAGGGCCCCGTGGCCAAGTCCTATGAGGTTCCGGCCCTTGGCCCGCCGAACAAGAACTTCGACCGGCTGATTCTCCGCAACCGGCTCCTGCCTGGTGGTGGGGCGAGCAGCTCGATGTCGGCCCACTTCATCGAGGACTTCGGCAACATCGAGATCAAGTCGGGCAACACCAAGGCTGGCCTGGCGACGGGCGACATCGCCTACGCTGCGAGCACTGCGACCGTGCAGGCCGCGACCGTGCGGGGCATGGTCGGCTTCTCGGGCGGACAGAACGCTGTCAACGGGCAGCCCCAGGTCACCTTCTACGACGGATCCAGCGTCCGGGCTGCCAACGACGAGTTCAGCTTCGAGATGGATGGTGTGCCGGTCAACGTGACCTTCACCTCCACGGGTGCTGGCACGGCGACGGACCTCGGCCCGGCGACGGGGGCGAGCAACGGCTCCGTCATGGACCAGATCATCGACGCGATGGCCGCAGTCCCGGGCAACCCCTGGGGCACCGCAGCAGCCATCTTCGCGGCGCGCATGGTTCGACAGGAAGGCACTGGCATCCGGCTCATCGGGGCCATCTACAACGAATCCGCCCGCATCGTCATCGGTGAGGGGAGCGCCAACGGCGTCCTCGGGTTCGTGGCCGGTGCGACCTTCCTCCGGAACACGGTCACGGCCCAGACGCTGGCTTCGGCTCTGATGGCCTCCCGGACGGCGAACTTCGCCAACTGGATGCTCGACTTCACGGACGTGACCGGAACCCTGTTCGCCCGCTACGGTATCGCCACCGTGGCGGAGGACGAGACTGGTAGGGAGTTCCTCTACCTCCAGGATGCC